CATATGCGCATTTTTCAAGTTATGAGAGAGAATGACTATTTCATATTTTTGGTATACAATATTTTATTTATTAGCTACTATTTTTGGGAAGTCACGCTCCCTCTAATATATTGCTCTAAGTATCTTATTGATATTGAATTATCGATCTAGGACAGACTTTTGAGTAACAAACCCATGTAGGATAGGAAACAAAAAGAGAAACCGAAAATAGATAATGGGAGACTATAGATAGATATCAATATTGGTCAATTTATTGAGATGATATTGCGAAAGCTATTGATAGTACAAAAGTGACCGTTATACTCAAGTCGAAAATTTACGAAGCATAAGAAGTAGTAAACACATTGTGTGAAGCTTATGAAGTAGTACTAAATTTTTGGTGGATGTATAGCAAGTGTCGACTTAGGAAGTACCTATTTTAGGTGTAATGCCGTATACTATCTTAACTTCTTGGAAGCCTTACTGCGCTACCAAGCAATATGTGAGCAACCGGGACCAAGAATAATATGGGTAGGTGAAAGTATTACATTAAACATGATTGTGCAAACGATCATCAATAATGTGGGAAATGCCTAGACACTCGTTCTCGTGTATAAAGAGGATGCTTTAAATGGCCTATAGTTTGAAGAAACTGTGGCACAGTTGTGTGTGCTAAGCAACACTCACCCCCCCTTTAAAGTATCAGTATGGACACAACTAAAAAAGTTAAACCCCATGCGCACGGTAATATAGACCGGATACAAAAAAAAGAAATGCGAAGAGAAGAAGAAGATGTCGCAGATAAAAGACCGCGAAAAGTAGTTGAATATTCAGTTCACTATGATAAAGCGGCTGAATTCATGTTCACGAAATCAAGATATAAATGTGGACCTTTTGAATTCATGGTTGACCCAGAAAATAATCCAGTAGCTTGGGTGAATGAATTGTTTCAAAGCAGTGAAATGTTAACACACCATCGTTTAGGACCTGTTTATAAATTTGTTCAGATACAAGGACCAACTGACCCATGCTTTCAACGAAAAACTGGATGCGAATTAATTGTGATACAAAAACTAGACAACACGACCATATGCGAAAAACGATTTCGAGATATTGATGAAACGTACAATCAGGCTAAAAGAAATGTGTCATATAATTTTTATAAATGGCTACATCAGACTCCAGCACAAGTCCAAATGGACTCAACACAGAGTACGATTCAAGGTATTGAGAATAACGAAGAAACCAGAGCAGAGAATACGACTATAACAAGAGCAGCACCTCAGGAAACGACTTTGGATTTGACGGATAAAGGTATATTATTGCAAGCTATTTGTTCGAGTGAAGATATACATTCTTTTGAAGGACTTACAAACCGTTGGATAGAACTTGATCATTTTGATTTTAACGTTACTGACACTTTCGGAATGCTGAAGAAAATATACACTTTGCCGGAAGCATTTTACGCTAATAGCACAGCTCCAATGAAATTGCCTTTTGAAACGTTTGCACTTGGTAAGTTTGACTTAGAAATTAGTTTTAAAACTAATGGTAATAAATTTGTCATAGGAAGAGCTATAGTTTCATATATTAACCAGTATAAATTTATTAGTGGTACAGATGCTATAACAAATGCTAGCCCTTATATGGATATTAGACAAGCTATACAACGAGATCATGTTTTTATTGATTTCAATGAATCCAATGAAGCTACATTAGTATTACCTTATTATGCAAATTCACCTTTTATTGGCACACTTAAATCAAATTCTACAAATATAACTTCAGGAGCATCAGCAACTGTATCATTGCATATTTTGTCACCTTTAAGAGTAGTAGAAGGAGCACCAACGACCATACCATGTACCGTTTTTGTGCGATTGTTACCTAGTTCACATTTCGCAGGAATGCGATATTTAATAGAGCCAGCTTCAGTACAAATGGGTAATTCACAAAGTGTTCTTGATGGTTGTAAAAACATAAATTCAGCTTTAGCTAATATTCCCATTATTGGAGGTGTTATTAAAGGAGGTACAGCAATGTTAGGACACTTGGCAGTGGGAACAAGTAGATTGTTTCACGACAGAAAATGGGTAGAAGATTTTGAGAACCGATTGAAATACGTGGGAGTCTTAAACAACAGAGATAAACCACTTGATTTTAGACAACCCGGCATGATACGACCTGTTGCTGTTAATAATATGTCAATAGGGGTAGGACCTGAATCTTTAAAGACTATGCGACTTGACCCTACGAGTACAACGACGACTTTGCAATCACATTTACCAGGAGGAGTTATAGATGATCTGAAGGATATTATGAGAATATGGGGACTTGTTTCAGTTGTTTCTTGGAATAAAAATACCAATCCTACTGGGCATTTATTGTTCAGAAAAGAGATTTTTCCAATACCTACAGATGAGACAACAGATGAAGGACCACCTACTGTTTTGACACCATTACAATATCTTTCACTTATGTATCAAGCTTATGCTGGTACACTTGAATTTCGCTTTGATATTATTTGTAGTCAATTTCATGTAGGTTTGTTAAAAGTAGTTTATGTACCTTTTTCTTTGGAACCAACTTACGCACAAACTCAAGCTAGTTATTTTAAAATTTTTGATTTGCGAGAAAAGAAGAGTTTCACTTTTGAAGTACCCTATATTAATCACACTGTTTTGCGATATTTGCCTAATTCTGGAAGTGTAGAAAATAATCGTCAGTTTACTAGTGCTACAACACCGATGCCATTGACGAAACCGCCAGTACCTGGATCAATCTCTTTATATGTAGTAAATCCTTTGTCACCTATACAGAATGTCTCAGATATATGTGATATAGTAATATATCACAGAGCAGGACCAGATTTTAGATTTGCTTACCCAGTCGCCCCTCGTTGTTTTGTGGACACTGCTTATGAAAAACAATACTTGCAGTATGGTTTATCACCACCAGTTATAGAACCACCAGCTTTAGTTCAGATGGACACTGGAGAAAAAGAAACTATACATGATCCGAGAACAAGTGGAACTGTAATCCCAGTAGCTACTACTATACAATGTCTTGAGAGCTTTGATTCGATTTCCGATTTAAGTCGTAGGTATATGTACTCACCCAATGTCTATTGCGCTAAAATTTTAGAGAAGAGTAGTACAAGTAATAATTGGGTAGTGCACACAGAAAACGATCACGATTATGACATTTTAAACGTTACGTTCCCTTGGGCTCCAGCAGCTAGATTTGATGATAATGGGGTTTATACTCCACGGCAACAAACTTTGACAACGCATATCATGGACATGTTTAGATGGCACCGGGGAAGTTTTCGATATCTTATTGATTTTCAGTCCTTATGGCTTGATACTAATATTGCTGATATAGTTATTTCTTATTTACCACCTAGTTTGTCTTCTAATTTTTTGAGTGATACCGATAATCGACCAGTAACCTATATTGATAATCATAATAAGTATTACCAAGGATTTGGATTACCTTTGCAGAAAGTGGTTAGATCCGTAAATCCAGTTGAAGCAATCGAAATACCTTTTTATAAAGTTTTTAATTATTATGATTTTAATGCTATGTTATCGCCATCTTTACCTGAATATGATAGAGTTTCTGCTTATGGAGGGCAGATTGTTATTGAGTATCATTATTTGACACCAATAGCGCCTCGTACAGTACCACAATGTAGAGCGTATGTTTCATTAGGAGATGATTGGAACATGATTAAATTCTTAGGTGTTCCTCGCGTGATTTTGTTGGCAAAATTTAAAGAAGAACTAGAAAGGCATACATTAGATTCGCATGAACTTATACCACAGAGTCGACATGTTTCAACAGTAAGGATAAATCGTAACCCACTAGCTCATGTACAAATGGATGTCAAGGAATCGATTGTAGAGAAGACATATAATCCAGTAAATGGTATAATAACTGAAGGAATTATGAAGCAATATACTGAGTCAACAGAAGAGCAAATACCATCTACTAGACCGCTGGGCCTTGGACAACGAATGAAGGATTTTATCAGTTCAGCTAGTCATCCTGTTGTTTCCAGGGTAGCTAGTGTCAGTCAAACAGTAAGGAATTTTGGACATTTGTCTGAAAAGATGAATGGTTTGTCGGAAAGAGTGACCAAAGCAATGGATAAAGGCGAAGATCTCATGGAAACTTTAAAAAATATCGCAGTTAGTATGACCGACCAAATTAAGAGAGCTTTTAAAAAGCTAGTTGATTATAGTGCAGTGTTTCAGGCAATCTTACATTTTCTTCAAATTGTCATTAATCCAACTAAATTAACCGTAATAACAGCATTAGTAGGCATATTTTCGAGTATTGGCTTACTTACCGTAGAGTACTCATTAAAATTCATTGAGTATTTTCAAACTCATTGGCGTACCCCAGAAGAACATCCAATAGGGGACGCAATGGTGCAATGTTCACACCCTAGTTGTACAAATTGCCAAAGCGAATGCGATCCATCGTGTTCGAAATGCCAAGCTTTAGGTACATTTGGGTATCGAGACGTTGCAAACTTGTGTGCACTTGCTATGGGAGCAGTCAGCGCTTATTTGGGTTTGAAAACATCACCAAGCACAGCAGGATTATCAACTGGTTTGTTTAGAGGAATGGTAAGTTTCTGGACGACAATTTCACACGCTTCGAGATGGTTCACGGATATGATAGCTCTATTTTCAAGATGTTTCAAAGCCTGTTTAGGCAGAATTAGGGGATATAGAGAAGTTAAGGTCTTGAGCTCTTCAAGCGATCCATTAAAAGAGTTCATTAAGGAAGCCCAAATTTGCCTCAGTGTGTTAAACCAAGAAGCTTTTAATGATCCAAGGTTTAAATATAGATTTTGGTATACTTATGTTACAGCTTTAAAATATCAAATAGAGTTTTCAACTAGACAGACAGCGATTAGTGGATATATCTTGAGAATTTGTTCAGACGTTATAAAGAAGGCCAATGAAGTAGCAATACAACATATGGCTTGTCCCGTTAGGTATGAACCTTTTGTACTGAGTCTTTCGGGACAGAGTGCATTAGGCAAATCTCATTTGTTAAATAACATACTACCGGACTTATTAGCTGATGAAAGGACTTATAATTTGAGGTATTTTGGTAACCCAGTATTTACGCGAACAAATGGAGTCGAGTTTTGGAATGGTTATGTTAATCAACCTTGCGTATTGTATGATGACTTTTTGGCTGTATTAGCACCAGAGATTGCTGCAACACAAGTAATTGAATTGTATAATCTCAAATCCTCAGCGGTAATGAATATGAATATGGCTGCTATTGATGAAAAGAATATGAGAGGTAACCCTTTTATTGTTGCTTTAGCTTGCAACAGCCCTCATACAGTAGTTAATGGAACAGTATGTCCAGAAGCATTTTTGCGCAGGAAGGACAGCAGTTGGCATGTTCAATTGTGTTGTCAAGATAAGCCAAGAACAGAGTACACTGAAGAAGAGCAAAAGAATTATGACTATCTTGTTTTTTATAAATACAAAAATCCTGGACTAATAGAAGACCCTGATTGGACAAGGAAATACTCTTATGCAGAATTTAAAGAAGAATTGATAAAGGAAACTAGTTTCTATCATAAGAATGAACAGAAAAATGTCCAGAGTAGGATGGATAAGTTGCAGGTTTTATTACCTAATACTTTGCAAGTTATGACTGAAGGAGTCGACCCTTTTCTGGCTTTTTATAAGGCATGTACAGAAAGTGCGGAACAATCACCAGTTCAAACAGGCCTGTTACCATCAGAAGTAGTCACACATAGTCTTCAAGATATTAAAAATTCAATTACAGCTTATGTTCAAATGGATAATGTTCACTTATATACGGCACAAGAATTGTTTCGAGCTAACTGTAATCTATGTAATTTGGCTGACGTTCACAACGTTGGCTTTCATCCGCATACGCCAGCATGCAAGCAGATATATGATCAAGATATTACTAATATTGGCGATGCAGTTGATAGTCCGCGTATTGAGAATCGAGTCGAATGGCGTAATCCAATAGAAATTTTAGGATTAGACATTGGAGATATAGAAGTTACAGCAAGTTTTAGACTGACCTTTAAGGAAAAATATACAAAAATAGTTGAGTACATAAGATCCATAGTTTTCGAGAAGAGTGTTAGTCGAATTTTTTCACCTCCACCTGTTCAAGTAGAATGCCCAATATGTCGTGGAATCAAAGCGCCTCATGCTAGATGTGAAAATGCCCATTGGGTTTGTGAACACTGTTATGACGCTATTGAGACGGAAGCTATGACTCATCATGCAAATGGAGGACCACTTATTGTGAGATGTCCTATGTGTCGATCACCTACACAACACGAGTACCAAGATGTTAGGGTTAGTGAGTTAGAAGAATTTGTAGCCTGGAAATACGTTAAGGATTTACCATCTAAAGTAAGAAATTATATTAGGAATCAGGACTTTAGTAACCCAATTACTATTGTTAAGTGGTATATTGGTGTTGTCTCATTCATTGTCTATGCTAGTACACTTATTGAGAGCGGATTTATGTGTCTGAAGAGGTCAGAAATGTACAATACCTGGTCAGAAGCCGATGGATATACAGAGAGATTCCAACCCGTTATAACAGGACCGATTCCAATTTATAAAGTTGGAGTTAAAGGAGAAAATAATCCATGGATGAGTTGGAAGTATAGCGATTATAGTTTATTACCACATAAAAACTATGCTATTTTTGATAAACTCGTTGGTGAAGTGCAGAGTGATACCGTTAGTACATTTAAACCGAGGAACAAAGAAGAGTGGATTTTGGATTTCCCGCAACCTGGAGAACGAATCTCACCAATGTTGGTTAGAGATGAAAGGAAGAGTGGGATAGACCAGTACGTTAGAACGATTGGAAAAAAGACCTGTCATGACAATAAGTGTTGCCACGCAACACCAGAATTTTTTGATGTAAATGTGTATTGGGATATGGATGCGAAGAAATGGATCCTGGATTTGGCTGGCAATGTAAGTATAGATGATTTGGAGTGTGAATATATAGGATCGGATGGTAAGAAGGGATTTTGTATATTCGGAAATAAAAATTCGCGCGCTAGGTTTTTAAACTTGTTTGCGTTGAGTAGGCAATTGGACATTGAATATGAGCTCAGGAATTTTGATGAAATGCAGAGAATGGGCGAAATGTGGAGAATGCCAATGGAATATGTGTCTCCTTTACTTCATGATCAAATAGAAGATGCTTATGCTGATATAAGAAAGAAGGTTGAAGAAGCTAGTGCATTGAACGAATGGCAAATCGTAAAAAAATTTGGCCGTAATATGATAAGCACAGCTTGGACTTCAATGAAAAGAATTATCAAAATAGGACTCTTGATTGCATCAGCTATTGGAACAGTGGTAGGTTGTTGTAGACTGTTTCGATCATTTTATAGAGATACAGAAGTAGTGGAACAACAAGAACAAGATTTCATAGAGCCACAACTTGCACCAAATTATAGCTATAACAACAAGAAGTTGGCTGCAGCTAAGAAACCGATCAGGACAATAAGACCTACTGCAACCACGCAATCTGGAGGTAACATGCGGAATATAGCTCTAAAGAGACTTGAATCCAACACAATCTTCATTGAATGTGCAGCTGGGTTTAAGAAAGGTGAGAGACCTTTATGTGTTAGAGCCATGGGACTTTACGGATTTGTGTGTATGTTAACATCGCATGAAGGTAGGATAATTCTCAAGAGACAAAAGGAATATGAACAGAAGGGTATTAATTTTGAATGCATAGCATATCGGCATGAGAATAGGGAACTCATTTGTACCATCACTGATTTTAGCAAGTTTGTTTTTATAGACGAACGTGAACTGTGTATACTTGAATTACCGAAGAGAATGCCAATGTTTAGAGACATTTTGTCATTGATACCAACTATTGAACAACACCGGAAGATAACAGCTGAGATAGAGGTCATGTGTGTAGCAAAGGGAGATGTAAAAACCATAGTTTGTAAAGAGTGCCAAGTTTTATGTATGCAAGACAGTATTCGATTAGTTGCTACTGAGGAAATACATGGTGAAATATATGACAATGTGGCAAGTGAAGGATACATAACAAGTATTGAACAGCCTGGTCTATGTGGAGCCATTTATTTTCATAATACACAAACGCCTTTTTTTGCTATACATGTTGGAGGATATACTAAAAGCGCTGGAAACTCGGTATCTCGAGGAATTGGAATACCATTAGTTAGGGAAGAGTTACAGGCTTTACAAGATAAGACACTACCATGCTCGTATTTTATACCAACTCTCGAAGACGATATATATGCCAAAGTACAGCTAGGCGGTCATATAACTCAGTTAGGCAAAGCATCGAGAGGAAAAATACCTCACATGCCTGAAAAGACCAAAATATTGCCCTCGCTTATTAATGGCAAGATATATGGAATTGAAGTAAAGACAGCTCCGTGTATATTGTCGAGTAGAGATCCGCGTTACATCGGTTTGAATCTCGACAAATCACCTCTTTATTATGGCTGTATAAAACATACGCGTCCACCGAGAGCTTTTGACCCAATAAAATTGAATCTGGTTTTGGAGGATCTAAAGAATCTGCTGATAACGAAGTGTAAGCCTTGCAGAATTTTAGACACTCCCCTTACTATGAGAGAGATTGTTTGTGGCATTGACGGACTACCTTATTATGATGGAATAGATATGGGAACATCGAGTGGTTGGCCTTGGAATACGACTAATAAAAAGACAAAAGATGCTTGGATAACGGTGGAAAGGAACAGTAATTCAGAAATAATAAAGTTTGAGATCGATGATGAATTACTGCGAGTTATTCAAGTTAAAGAGAAAATGAGGTCAACCGGAGTTAAACCTTTCACCGTATTTTTAGATTGGTTGAAAGATGAGAGGAGGAAAATAGAAAAGTTAGAAAAACCTGGGGGAACTCGAATATTTAGTTTATCACCTATAGATTATTTAATAACTACCCGAAAATACTTTCTGGACTTTAGCGCAGCATATACTAGCTCAAGATTAGATGTCGAAAGTGGAGTTGGTATTAATGCAGACAGTAACGAATGGACCGAGTTAGTTGGCAAGTTAGTAAACGTAGGCTCAAAAATCGTTACTGGAGATTATTCAGATTTTGGACCAACGCTACAACCAGAAGTAATTGAAGGAGTAGGACGTAATATTAATGAATGGTATAGGGTACATAGTAGTATAAATAATAGTAAACTAGATTTACAAAGAACCATGCACATCGAAGAAGCAGTACGTAGCGTTCATCTTTGTTACGATTTGTTTTATGAGACATATAGTGGTTCCCCTTCAGGGCATCCCTTGACTGTAATTATTAATACAGAAGTAAATAAGAGCTATATTCGATATGCTTGGTTAGATATATTTTGGGGAACACAACATGGTAATTTAGATAGTTTTAATAGAAATGTCGCTTTTGTTGCTTATGGAGACGATTTCATCATGTCAGTATCACCAAATTTTATAAATGAATTTAATTGCTTGACTATTGCCAAAGTTTTGAGAAGATACGATATTGTGCTCAGCGACGCTAGTAAAGTTGGAACAATTCCTTATCAATCATTACATAAGTCAAGTTTTCTAAAGCAAGGTTTCTTAAACCATCCAAAGAGACCTGGAAAATTTCTTGCACCATTAGAAGAAACATCAATCCACGAAAGTGCTCAGTGGATTTGGCAATCACATGATGCAAAAGAGGCAACAAGAGTAAATGCCGAGGCTAGTATTCGCAATGCATATGGGCATGGCCCAAAGTATTTTAAGAATTGGCAGAAACTAGTTAATGAAGCATTAGTAAAAAGTAAAATAACACCTGTATCTTTAAGTTGGGATGAAATAGATTTAGCTAATTTTGGAATTCCTGTTGTTGAAGGAGAGTTTAGACCCATTTCCTTTGACGGTGTCCGGCCTAACAAAACGATCAGGCTAAAAGACAACCCAAGCTTTGAGAAATTAACACCAAATACCTGGGACGACGAAGGTTCTACGAGTAGAGAAAGCGTTGAAAACTCAGTCACCTTATGTGACGAGGGTTCAATGGCGAATTCCGACCTTGTGTCGCGCATTATATCAGAAAGAGAGAAAGAAGAAGTAGATAGATTAGGAAGAAGGTATTTGTGTCAAAGCGAGGAAGGACGCGGGTTGTCTGGAGCACATAATTTGACTGAAAGCGTAGGTTCGCTGGGTAGTCGGGAGCGTCCCATTTATTTGATAAATTCGATAGATGGGAGTGTCGGCGGTGACGCGGGAGTAGACCCTTCACCGTCTGGGAAACGTGTATAAGCTGTATGTTGGTAAAAGAACAGCAGGATTTCCACAATGCGCTAATCTTAGATCTTAGAGCGCGGAGTTATTGTTAATGTCATTACTAAGTATTTGCATATCTCACTCCTTACTTTAATTAGTTGGGTTTTGCAGTAATATGTGAATATAGTTAAACTGAACCTTGCCTTGACAAGCCGGGACAATACTCTAGTTTTGTAAACATAGTTTTTAGATTTAAATTTAGTAAAAGTAACTTAT